TTCGAGTTTGTCCTGTCCAAAAATAGGTTTTTTTCCGATTTTACTTTTTGAGAACGACATTCTCGCCATCGAATTCATACCCATCTAATTCCTTGATTCGTCTCTTGAGAGTCTTCTCAGATATGCCCATATATTCACAAAGGTCATTCGATGTGACAGGATTCATTCCATCATTCAGAGCTGAGTACGCTGTGTCGAACGCAATTTTTCGTTCCTCCTTGCGTTGCTCTGGAGTCATCTTCTTGTCGAAGTTTTTCTTCCACCAAGGATTCGATTTGGAGTCATCCAACTCGATGTCATCGAGGATTCCTGTATCGTCCACGATATGAAGTGGATAACTGAACCAAACATTCCTTGGTTTGAACTTAGCAAACTCTCGAAGTGTGCCATCCACACGCCACGCTGACATCGTTTGAATCTTGCTTGTTTCTCGATTGATGAGCTCGTTCGTTTGCCATCTATCTTGGATGTTCACGACCGCTTTCTCGAAGTGATTACGCATTTGATATGGACTTCTTAAATCGTCTAAACCGATGTATTGTTCCATATATGGTCGATTCATGCGATTGATGGCATCCTTGTAGATGTCGCAAGCCAATTGGTCGCATCGTTGTTGGATAATCTCATCCGTGAGCTCTAATTCCACTAAATCGACAAGAGCATCGGGGTCCCGAGCGAATACACCAGAGCCACTTGCACGGTCCATTGATTTCTTGCCACCTTGTGCCCCTTTTGAGTGGTGGTGACAGTAGATGACTGAACATCCTAGCTCAGTCGCTACCTTGTCAAACTGATTCGTGAAGTGAGCCATCTGATCCGCACTATTTTCGTCCCCTGTTAGAACTTTGTATATTGGGTCGATAATCACCGCAATATAGCCTTTTTTGTGGGCTCGTCTGATGAGCTTAGGTGCGAGCTTGTCCATTGGTACTGTCTTCCCACGCAAGTTCCATATATCGATATTAGATACATTTCGAGGCTCGATGCCCATTGCTGCATATACATCCTTGAAACGGTGCAAGCATGAGGCTCTATCAAGCTCGAGATTCACATATAGAATCTTCCCTTGCGTACATTCCCAACCAAACCACTTCGAGCCCTCAGCGATTGCAATCGACATATTGATGAGCCCAAATGACTTCCCAGCTTTCGAAGGTCCCGCAACCAACATCTTGTGACCTTGTCTAAGAACGCCTTTGATGAGCTCTGGAGCAAGCTCGGGCATATCGTCCCAAGTCTCGCTCAATCCTTCAGGATCCGGCAAATCATCGTTCAAATCTTCGATGTATTGATACCAATCGTCCCAAGACTTGTGACCGATGTTGGTGTCAATGATGAATTGTTTCTTGCCATCTCTAATGAATCCCGGGAGACGACTCAATCGACTTGGATTCTTGTTTTGTTCGTCAACGTTTAGACCGTTCTTCTTACAAATCTTGTATAAATAATCAACACGTTTCTTGTATTCTTCTTTGTTTGCTGCTTCGATGCGAACGATAGCGTGAATGGACTTGCCACCGCTATACACAAGAGTTGCAATTGGAAGTTCAAGCTCTCGCATGATTGCGTTCTGCTTTTCTAAATCCATGTTGTCCGATTCCACAAGAGCGTAACGATAACTTACGACATTATCGTTCTTGACCCCTTGCCCATCCATGGGATTAAATCGGACCCATGCTCCTGCCTTCTCGTTGTAATCGCCTAAAACTGAACCAATGTCGCCATTGCATCGTTCAAGCTCGTCTATGAGCTTTCCTGCGGTCCTGTCGTAATTTCCACGATGTGGAAGATACTTCTCAACCTCTCCAGTCTCAGCGTTCGTCTTAGCGTAAGATTGTGTTGAATATGCCACAATGTCATCTGATTGGAATAACGTGTCTAAGTATCGAATGATTTCTTGAACTGGATTCCAATTCTTTGGTTCGTGGAATTCCTTACCATCAATCCACGCTTTATCAACAAATTTATAGTCATTATCATATTGAATCGATGAATCCCACTCGAGAGCACCTCGGCCATCATCATGTAGTCTCGAAGGCTCAAATCCATGTTCTACAGCCATGTGGAAGATTGTTCCTCCTGTGACTGGTGAGCCTGTACCTTGGAATGAGTCCCATTTTTTGAAACACTCTCCAGGATGATATCGTCCCGAATCTCGAGCCGACCAAGACTCCCAATCTGATGCCGAATAGCCTTCATGTTTGAGAGCCATTCCCACGTTCACCCATTCTTGATAGTTGAGAATTGAGGGGTCGATGTATTCTAATAATTCAAGTAAGTTGCTTTCTTCCACTCAATCACTCTCCTTTGTAACTATGGACATCGATTGTGTGAGGGACTCTCCACCCATTCGCAGCAATGCGATTGATGAGTTTTGAGGCTGTTTCAAATTGCCACATCCCTACATTTCTGAATCCATATCGTTCTAATAATCTGATTTGTTTTGGTGTTGTTAAACCTTCCGATTGTCGTTTGGATAATCGGTCAAGAATCTTCTGAGCCTTCCCAGCATTGCCAATCTCATCGGGCATGATTCCGAGTCGTTCTAATGTTTGGAGCTGCTTGTCTGAAGGAGGACTCATCTCCCATCCAAATGATGGTACGTAGCTTGTAAGGTCTTCGGCATGAATCGACATCTCGAACTGTAACGGATCCACAAGCTTGCGTTTTCTCTTTCGCATCTCAGCGAGTTGTTTCGCAAGTGCTTCTTCTCGTTGTGCGGTCACATCTTCTTTTGCGACCTCTTCTAATTCAAGAAGCTCAAACTCTGCTCCTGTGTTCTCCTCAGTACGTTCAACCATCGCTTTTGCAACTTCCTCGTTCTCCGCAATGAGATGAGCTGGACGACACAATTCATGCTTTTCTGTATGCCATAAGAAGTCGAGGAGCAAGAGATGTGTCTTTCCTGGGAACAATCGAGTTCCACGTCCTACCATTTGAGAATAAAGCGAGCGAACCTTTGTCGGTCTTAACACGACCACGCAATCCACCGATGGACAATCCCACCCTTCAGTAAGAAGCATTGAATTGCATAGTACGTTGTATTTATCATTTTCAAAATCTTCTAAGATTTCAGCTCTGTCTTTAGATTCTCCATTTACTTCCGCAGCTTTGAATCCCTTCGAGTTCAAGATGTCTCTGAACTTCTTGGATGTATTCACTAACGGAAGAAATACGACCGTCTTCTTATCTTTACAATGTTGTAACATTTCATCGGCAATTTGTTCCAAGTATGGATCCAACGCATTCCCAACATCACTCGCTTTGAAGTCACCTTGTGACATCGATACGCTTGAAAGGTCGAGATTCAACGGAATCGTGAGTGCTTTGATTGGGCTCAAATAGCCTTCTTTGATGGCTTTAGGCAGAGTGTATTCGTAGGCTAGCGAGTCGAAGTATGTCCCTAGATTACGCATATCTCCTCTGTCTGGAGTAGCTGTCACACCGAGCACATTCGCACTATCGAAGTGTGAGAGCACACGTTGATAGCCATCTGAGATGCAATGATGAGCTTCATCCACCACAATTGTATTGAAGTGATCTTTCTCGAAGTTTGCGAGTCGCTTTGGTTGCTGCAAGGTTTGAACGGACCCTACAACCACACGATTCCATGAACCAAGACTTGTGGAACTTGCTTTCTCGAGCGATGTTTGAAGTCCTGTCGCTTGGAGAAGCTTGTCACTCGCTTGGTCTAGCAGCTCAGAACGGTGAGCGAGGACGAGAACTCTCTCGCCCATTCTCACTCTGTCCTCAATTACTTTTGAAAATACAATCGTCTTTCCGCATCCTGTTGGAAGAACTAGAAGAGTCTTTTTTCGACCTTCTGCCCATTCTTTTTGAATGGACTCACGAGCCTCTTCTTGATACTTTCGTAATTCCATTCAATGTCCCTCCTTTAGAACGCTCCACCTGTCCATTGTTGAGTTGGTTGTTGTGATTGTTGAGTTGGTTGGAATTGTTGTACTGGTTGTTGAGTACGATTCAACACATGATCTGGATTAACATCTTCTGGATAATACATTGATTTAATTTCGTTGTATTGGTTCCCGTTGTAAGTTCTAATACCTACTTTGCACACTCCACGAGCTCCCGTGATTGTGTTCCAATTCATTTGAAGTGGACTACCTTTTTTCTTTTGTCCGATTGCTCCGAAGAACGCTGATAACATACCTTCAGTTGAGCTGTGTAAGAATAGATTGTGTTTCATTGTTACTTTCCCTTGAGGAGCTACCACTTCAACCGATACGATTGCTTTGTTGCACGCTGGAAGCTTTCCGTTTCCACTTGGAGTGTGTCGTGCTCGTTCAAATCCTGTTACTGTAAACTCGTATAGTCCTTCTGGTAGAAGTACGAATTCTTGGTCTTGTTGGATAACATCATCCCATCCAAATTCACGTTCAAAGTTGTTGTTGTATTCTGTCATAATTGTTTACCTCTTTCTTATTTAAATAAATTTCTATTTTGAGTGATTACTTGCATTGATTCGTCCCAATGAGCAACGATGAAGTCCCAATAATCTGATGGGAAGTTTTCAATCGGCGTATCTTTTGGGAAGTGTTTGCGACTAAATGCCATCGCTTGTAGTTCTTCAGTAGTTACTGAATTTTGAAGCATTAAATCTTTAAGACTGTTTGGAATAGAGTCTGGTATATTGATTGGTTCTTTAATAGGGAACGGATCTCCTTGAGTTTCTGCTCCACTCGTTCCTGTTGGGATAACTTCATCAACTGAGGGAACTTGCTCGTCAACTTGTGGTTCGCTTACTACTTTTCCAACGCCCACGTTTTGAGGAGCTACCGTCTCAACAACCTTAGGTTTACTTGATTCAAAAATATGAGCAATTGCAACATATTCCATTGGCAGCTCATCTGGGAGTCCGTGTCGATTCTTAGCATCCCACGCTGGATGGTGTGTAGTGTACATGACACGTTTACCACCCTGTGCTTTTTTCTTCTTAGTTTCTGATGTCATTACCACAGTTTTGTAATTACAGAATAAAAGTAAGTCGCACCATTCTTTTACAACTGGGGCAGTTTGCGAGCTCGTCTTCTTACCAAGTTTTAATTCGTAGCGATCATAAGCGCCATCTTCATCAGGCTGTTCAAACTTGCGAAGTTGAGAGTGGGCTGTCAATACCACGTTGATACCAATGTCTACTAATTCTTGAAGCTTGTTTAAGAATCTTCCAAATTCTTCTCTGACATACGTGTATCCATTGCCATATCCGAAGTCTTCGATGCCTTTCTTTCCGTGTTGAGCACATACACTCTCGATTGCTAATGTTTCAGCCCAATCGATTGTATCGATGACTAATGTGTTACAAACTGTTGGGTTCGCTTTGACGAATGCAATTTGATTCATAAGCATTGTCCATGATGTAGGCTTATCCATACGTGCTACATCCATGTTCGATGTTGAGCCTTCTGTGTCGATGAACAATGGATTCGGGAATTGTGATGCGAATGTTGACTTCCCGATGCCCTCAGTACCGTAAATCACGACACGTTGAGCTCGTGCTTGTTTACCTCTTGTAATATTCATTGTTTACTCCTTTCTTAAAACGACCATTTATTCGTTGGTTCTGTATCTTGGAATGGTGTGACTGTATCAGACACTACATATCCATCTTCGATGATGATTTGGCATTCCTCTCCACTAGACACTCGAGTCGCAATGGCTTGGAGTCCTTCTGATTCTAACCACTTGCCGAATTCGGTCAATGTTGGAATGTCCATTTGTTCGAGCTTGTCCAAGAGTACGAATCCACATTCTGGTTTTAATTTGCGAACAATTGCGGTCGATACTCTCAATTGTTGAGAGCCACTCATGTTGTCCCATTTTTGCCCTTCGAAGACGAGTTCTCCATCTTCGACTGATAGTCCTTGAAGTGGTAAATCCGCATTGTCGAGAAGTGACTTACGTTCATCTCGAACCTTGTCGATTTCTGCTGACAAGTTGTTGTATTGTTTCTCGTATTCTTTTGCATCTTCTTCAGCTTTCTCTTTGTCGAGATTTGCTCGAACCTTTCGGTTGATTTCTTCAATGTCTGAGATTGATGCTTCGATTTCTTCTGTGGATTCATCCACTAAGTCTTCAATGGATTTGTTTGCAATAATGTAATCTCCCATCAATTTCTCGTGTTTAGATTCTTCTTCAGCAAGTGCTTCCTTGATTTGTTTTAATCTTTCTTCAGATTGATGCAATTGAGAACGAATCTCTTCTCGATTCTGTCTCTTACGAGCATTCTCACCATTTCGTGCAAGAATCTCTTGTTGCTCGTGAATCAAGTCCGAAATGCTTACTAATTCATTTGGAGCATCTGGATACTGTGGTTGTTCCGCTGCATATTTTTTCTTTTGGTCTTTGATTTGTCCGATGGCTCTACGCTCGCTATACAATCGGGATTCCGTTTGGTCTAGTTCGTAGAGCTTATCACCAACGCCAATGATTTGAAGCAATGTATTGGCTTTTTCTTTTGAATTTGATTGCATGAATTTTGGTAAATCCAAAGCAAGTTCTTCCACGAATGAATCAAGAAGTTGTTGACCTGCTTTTTGTCCACTTGGATCCGTAACTTTCAAATCTGAATTCTTGCCCTTGCGTTCCACGATTAGTCCGTTTGACAATTCCACTCGAAGTGTTGGTGGATTCATGGACCCGTCACGAGCTGGTTTGCTTGGTTTGTACTTATTGCCACCCAACGCCCAAGCAATGGCATCGAGGACACTTGTTTTTCCTTGATTGTTGTTTCCACCGAGAATTGTGAGTCCGTTTGATGTAGGCTCAATCGTGACCGCCTTCACACGCTTCACATTCTCGATTTCTAGTTTGTTGATTTTAACTGTCATTTTTAAACTCCTTTATCAAAAATTTCTATTTCATCACTAACTTCAACATGCTTTAACGCAAAATTAAGAAGTTCGGTAGTGATGTCATTTTGAGTATGTCCAGTTACGAGTGATAATTTAACAATTTCTTCATAAGTTTCTCTTTCCACTCTGATTCTTGGGTATCGTTCATTATGAGATATTGGCAATATAACTTTCTTTTTAAATACAATTTTTTCTTCCATGTTTTTACTCCTTAATTTGCTTTTTCATGTGTGTTCTTTTATAATTTAGTTGGTTTTATGGTCGATGATTGTTTTCATCGGCTTTTTTTGTTTCCCAAGTGTCTTGAAAATCGGGCTCCACGTATTGCCCACTTCTAATCAAATTTACTTTTGTTTCGTGCTGCTCGACCGCCTTTCCAACTAAGAGCACGATGCTCATCATTGCGATAATGAGTCCAAACGATAGGATGTACCATTGAAGCATCCATCTCATTAATGGAATGAATCGCACTCTTGTTTTTCTCTTTCGTCTCATCTATGCCAATCTCCTTTCAAATTCTGTTCTTGTCATCTTGGTCCCGTATCGATTCGCCCAATTGATTCCTTCAAGCTCGAGAAATCTTTCGAACAATTCGATGTTGATGTTTACATCGTTTCGTGAGATCCGTACATAAGCATCAGCATATTCGCTCGCTTTGATTCGGTTCACGATTGTCTTCCACTTGGATTCCGTGTTGTATCTTGGATACATTTCTTGGAATTCCTTTTTCGAAATTATCTTCTTATTCATGCTCCCTCCTTATATCTCAGACTGAGATATTCTTAACTAAAAAAAATATCTTCTACACTTTTACCTAATTCACGAGCTATGATGTCCATCTCGTAATCTTTAAATGGATACTCTCCTGCCTCCTTCTTCTCGTATTGTCTACGGTCTAAACCGATTAGATTCGCCATGTAACCTGTCGTAAGTTCTCGACCTAATCGTTCTTTTCTTAGCTCTAGTTTTGGTTTTAAGTGTTTCTTTTGTAATCTTTTTTTGTCGGTCATCCACTCACCTCCTCTCATGTATTTGAGGTTTCAAATCAACCTCGTGACACCAATATATCTCAGGTTGAGATATTTGTCAACACTTTTTATCTCTTTTTGAGATATTTTTTTTGCATTTTTTATCTCTTACTTTTATAATGTTATCAAATCAACAAAAATGGAGGTTTTACCTTATGAACATTTTAGGTGAATCAATTAAAAAATTGAGATTAAATCATAAAATGACACAATCCGAGCTCGGAAAATTAACAGGTTTTAAACAAAATACAATTTCACAACACGAAAAAGGGAAAAGAGATATTGATGAAGAAGATATATTGAAATATTGTCGAGCTTTTGGGATAAGTCCACAAGTTTTATTTGATATGAGCAGCAACAAGCGAACTTCCAAAGAGTTATCCATAATTTACAACAAACTAGACTCCAAACGTCAATCTAAAGTATACGACTTCGCTTCACGACAATTGGACGAGCAAAATGGAATCCAAGAAGACAAGGTTGTTTACCTTGTCCGTGGTCGTCAATCTGCTGCCGGATCCATGATTCATGTGGATGATGTGGATGCTGAGATGGGTGTGCTTCCCTCTTCAATTGTTCCAAATGGTGCAAACGAATTGGTTCAAATCACAGGGGATTCAATGGAGCCGCTCATCAAGAAAGGTTCTGAAGTATATCTAAGATATCAACCGACTGTCGAAGATGGCGAAGTTGCTATTGTGAGAGTTGAAGATGAAGGAGTTACGTGCAAGTATCTCTATCGTGATGGGAAGAATGTTATTCTCAAATCTGAGAATCCAAAGTATGAGGATTTGATTGTGGATGCTGAGAAAGTATCAGTAATTGGAAAGGTTCTTTTATAGGAGGTTTATTATGTATATAGAGGAACGACACGGGAAGGATGGCATCGGTTATCGCTATTGTGAGAAGTTCTATGACCCACGATTCAATAGATGGCGTAGAAAATCCGTTACGTTCAACAACAAGACTCGTGAGACTAGGAAGAGAGCTCAAGAGATGCTTGCGAATGCCATTCAAAAAGAGCTTGGGAATGTGGTGACAGATAGTCGAACGATTCATTCTGTCATAGAGGAATACAAGAAAATATATAAGAAGAACGTGAAGCGAACCACATTCTTGTCCGTAGAGAGACAATATGAAGAGTTTGAAGAATTCATTGATTCAAAGAGAATTATCACTACAATCACAACTCAAGACTTGAATCGATTTTTTGATTTTCTTTTGTATCAAAAGAATCTAGCGAATCAAACAACATCGACTTATAAGTCACGTTTGAATAAGTTGTTCCAATACGCTGTCAAAAATGGATACATTGAGACGAATCCAATTGAAGCTTGCATCATCGAATATAAAGCTCGAACAGAATCCAAAAAGAACCCCGATAAATTCTTAGAGGATGACGAATACAATCGTTTGATTGAATACACTCGCAAAATCAATCTAAGATATGCGATGTTTTTCGAATGGATGTATATGACAGGGATGCGAGCCGGTGAAGCTCTTGCCCTTACGTGGGACAAGATTGACTTGGAATCAGAGCCACCAGTCGCACACGTATCTTCAACGCTAGAATACCACCATTTGAAAATCAAGGATGTTTATGCGAGCACTTCTCCAAAAACGACCGCATCGATCCGTTCGGTCTCACTCCCAAATAGATGCATCGAGATTCTTGCTCAAATTGAAGAAATAGAAGGCAAAAATCGAGGTTTCATCTTCACGACATCTAAACACACCCCACTAACAATCACAGCTGTGAATGCGTTCCTACGGACACATAGAGAACGCATGGGCATCGACAAGAACATCTCCACTCACATATTCAGACACACGCATATCTCGAAGCTTGCGGAGATGGGATTGCCACTCTATTCCATTCAAGCTCGAGTTGGGCATGAGAATAGTCAAGTGACTGAATCTATATACTTACATATCACGAAGAAGATGAAAGATGAAGTATATAATGCAATCCAAAATATGTGAAAAGCTTGCCCCCAAATTGCCCCCAAGAACACTTTTCCCCTCAAAATATCAAACAACAGAAAAATAGACAAAAAGAAAAAGCCTTGATATATCAAG